TGTGACGTTGCCTGTGGCTGTGATTAGGCCTGCTGTGTCAATATTTGCACCAGTGATATTTCCGCTGACACTGAGCAGTCCAGTCAAATATTGACCATCTGTGGCAAACACAGCAACATTGGCAGTGCCGCCAGGGCTTAGAGCAATGTTGCTGTTGGCAAAAATAGCAATATTGGCATTGCCGTTGGCCAATCCTGAGGTTGAAACAGCCAAGTTAGATGCGCTGGTAATTCTACCGTACTGGTCAACAGTGAAAACACCTACATTGGTAATTGGTCCATTGCTACCGCCATATGTGCCAGAACTGACACCGGTGTTTGACAGTGTCAAGTCTAATGTAGTGTTCCCAACACCGTTGGTTGAAACCCCGGTAACATTACCCGTGGCAGTGATAGGTTGATTTTGTGTAAGTTCGAAGATACTGGGAGTACCAGTGTCAACTTTTGTAAACAGCCTACCATCATAGGTATTGACAGCCAATTCGCCCAATGCCAAGTTGGCAGTAGTTGGCACGCTGCCCGGCACGGCTGATCTTTTGATTAATAATGTATTTGACATGGTTTACCCTTTTAGTACAATCCACCATCGATGGCCTGTCCATCGTTGGTCATTTTTATCCACTGCGTCCAAGTACCGTTCCAAAAATTTCTGTTCCATTGTATTTTAGGATCACTGCTGTCTACGGTTCCCGGAAAATAACTTTGTGTTACTGAATACACTAACCCTTGAGTGTTGGCAATTTTCACCTCTAACAGTCCCTGATATACAGTGCTATCTAAAGGTGCACCAGTCACTCCGCCCCAATTCAATCTATTTACCAAATATGTGCCCATTTGAAAGAGCAGGTTCCAATTGGTGGTATCACCACCACGATCAACCATGGTCCAATTTAGACCATAGCCATCTCCATTGAATGCTGTGGCATTGACATTGCCAGCAACATTCAACTGCGAAGTTGTTTTGTTGAAGGTCAGACCCGGAACTGCATTGGCCAGATTGTTGTCATTGAACATGACCTGGGTGTTGGACCCGGGAGCCAAAATGTTGGCACTGATATTGCCAATGACATTGCCAATAAAGTAAGGTGCTACAACATTGCCTGTGGAAGAAACGATTCCAGTACCAGTGGGCGCCAACGTAATCGATGTGTTGGCAGGCACTGCGCCGATGGTAGAATTGGCAATCGCAAGATTGCCGAGGTTGGCAGTGCTGCTGGTAATTGCTCCAGAATTGACAATGTTTCCACTGGCAATGGTGTCTAAGCTTGCGGTGTTTGCGTCAACACTGGTAGCAATGACATTGCCAGTGGTCAAGCTTACATTGGAAAAAACAGCGACATTGGGTGTGCCGTTTACGGATATCGCTACATTGCCGTTTGGTGCAACAATTTTTACGTTGGATGTGCCACTCTTGATTTCATCAGTACCAGCAATGCCAGTGAGAAATGAACCATTGCCGTAGTAGTAGGTGGCATGAGCTTCGGCCCACCGATATTCCGCTGTACCTAAATTGTATACAGTATCATAACTGGGGCGCAGGGTCTGTGTGATCACAACATTGCCCAGACCCTTGGGCGCCAATTTCAAGTCAAGATTGGTAACTGTGGTAGAAATAACATTGTTGCTGATAGCAACATTACTGTCAACTGGACCTGCTGCCCATACATTAGCAAAGTTATTGTTTACTGCTTCAAATGCATTGCGCAGTGATTCACCGGTGCCATCGTTAGGACTCAGTCCTGTATTGATAACTTGTTGTGGTGTGCTCATTTTTGCTCAAAGTATCCTATGCTATATTTAGCACACCGAACCCAGATGTCAAACGGCGAATTTTTTTTGAAAATCTTCCATGGCCATTGACTTAAGATTGGTACATCTTTCAAATTCAGGTACCGGAGCGCTGTCTGGTCCCATCACTCTAACAAATTCGCAGTCTGCATAGTCTTTGGTCACCCGAATGACCTGTTTTACCCAATTGCCGGCATAGGTCGAACGATCTGAACTGCGTTTGTAAAATTCTGTATCAGCGTAGACATTGTTGAATCTATCATTGTTGGACCCTAGATCAAACCCCAACATGTAAATCATTCTGTGTCTATCAATGCAAGACAGTGCCAATGCCATTGGTCCTGAACTATACCCCCAGTATTCTTGTTGAACTCTCAAACCGCCCAGACCTGAAATTGGTTTTCTAGTATAAAACACATGCTGCTGACTGTAACCAGATCTTTGTATCTGTTCACTGATAGCACGATCTGCCGCTACCAATACATCTGGAACAAATTCTCGATACAGTGCATTGCACCCGTATATTTTGCCATAGGGACGTAATTTATTGAGATCAATCACTGATCTACTGCGTCCATTGCCTAGAACAAATGCTGCGCCCATAAAAAATCCTCCCAGTATGTATTCTGGGAGGATCGTGTCAACGCCAAATTAGGATGTCACATTGTCCACAATGGCCAATGGCACTGTGACTTGAGCTGTTCCGGATTTGATCACGGTGCCTTCGTCAGTGAAGAAGTTGGCTACATAGCGCTCATCATTGACCACACTGGTAGCTGCATAATCGCTGCCACCTGCCCAGTTCAGCAAGAATTTGTTGGTCAATTTGCTGATTGTGGTTGCTGTACTGTCGCCTGTTGATTCTGTATAGGTGATGGCCATGCCACCAGCAGTTGGTGTAACATCATCCTGTAGCACACACACGCCCACTGGATAGGCTGTGCCTGTGGTACCAGCATCTGCTGCTGCTGTGGCAGTGAAAATTGTTCCTACAGCAGCATTGTTACCGCCACCAATGGTTGACCATGGTGTGTCGCCCACTGATACAATTTGATAGGCCTGTCCCACTGTGAATGTGTTGGGATCAATGGCTGCATCTGCATCACCTACTAGGTATTTGTGTGCACCTTTCTGGCGAATAATATAACCTATGTGAACACCTAGACCCGATCCAGCTGGATCAGCAATGTTGACAATGACATCAACTCGAGGATAAGTGGCGCTGGGTGTGTCTGTGGGATCAGCACCACCCACTACGCCCAGGAACTGCGCAGGGTTCAGAGTGTCTGCAGAGTTGACCACAGGATTGGTCAATGCGCTAAATGGCGGATAGGCCAAATCAACAGAAACACTGCCACCAGAAATACTTGATCCAGTTGAAAGTTTTTGAATTTTTAGAGGACGACCCATTTTGTTTTCTCCTTACAGAAGTCCAATGCGGGTTCTAGCCGCTACGCAGGTGGTGTCCTGCATAAAACGCCGAATTGCGTTGAACATTATTTATGAATATTATAAAATACCCATATTTGACCAATAAATATTTTTATGAATACAAACCATTTGATCAATCAAGGCAATGAATTTAGATCCAAACATCAACCAAATCTTGCTTTGCAGTGTTACGCCCAAGCTTTTGTTCAAGAGCCAGACAACGTGCATGCCTGGAACAACTATGGCAATGTCATGCGTGAATGTGGATATCCCACCAGAGCGATACCTTTTCTACAGCATGCCATAGCTCTTGATCCCAAAAATTCCACAGCCTTGTTCAATCTTGCAGTGGCTTATTTGGCCATGGGCGACTGGAAGCAGGGGTGGCAGTGGTATGAACATCGTTGGAATTTTGAGCATTTGGCCAATACCTTGCCCAAATACAATGCCCCAAGATGGACTGGTCAAGACCTCCAAGGCAAAACTATTTTTGTAATCGGAGAACAAGGACACGGTGACAACATCCAATTTGTAAGATATCTTTACAACTTACATGTGGCCGGCGCCAAAATCGTATTTGCAACCACCGATGGATTGGTTCCCATGTTTTCTCGAAATTCTATTATCCACAAAGTAATCGGTCACAATGAAACCCCAGATCATTTTGATTATTGGACTCCATTGATGAGTGTGCCCGGTGTACTTGGTATAACTCTGGATAATATTCCGTCTGCAATCAGTTACCTCAATCCCCAAGAAGATTTGTTCCGTAAATGGCAGCAAAAACTGGGACCCAAGACAGGCATGCGAGTTGGCTTTGCATGGAGTGGCCGCAAAGACAATTGGCTCAACGAACACAAGGGTATGCCATTTGAAAAAATGGTGAGCCTAATTGAAAAAAACTCCCGTTACGAATGGATCAACTTACAAGCGGATGCAGATCAAGAACAACAACAAAAACTGGCATCATTGGGAGTGAGGATGTTTCCCAACGAGATCAGCAACTTTGCTGATAGTGCTGCACTAATATCGCATTGCGATGTAGTGATTTCTGTTGACACAGCCGTGGCACATCTCAGTGGTGCTCTGGGCAGACCAACTTGGCTCATGCTGAACTGGTTTGCTGCATGCTGGCGTT